GCTAAAGCTGCACAATACTCATTGTTTGAATTCAATGACTCGTTCACACAAGCACAATTTGTTGCATTAGTAACTCCATTCTTGCGTCAAGTTCAAGGACGCCGTGGTATTACAGCATTCCAAGTTGTCTGTGATTCAACAAACAATACTCCTGCTGTGATTAATGCTAATCAATTTGTTGGTTCTATCTTTATTCAACCTGCTCGTTCAATTAATTATATTCAATTGAACTTTGTTGCTGTTGGTACAGGTGTCAGCTTCTCAACAGTTGTTGGTAGCGTGTAATAAATAAAACAAAGACATAGGAGAACAAAATGGCATTTAATGTAACAGAATTTATTGGTAACCTAACAGGTGACGGCGCCCGCCCAAATCTGTTTTCAGTTACCTTGATTTTTCCACAGTTACCTGGAATCACTGATTCCAGTGCCGCAAGCCAAAAATTAACATTTATGGCTAAAGCAACACAACTGCCAGGTTCAACAATTGGTACTGTAACACAGAATTACTTTGGTCGTCAACTAAAGTTTGCTGGTAACAGAACATTTGCTGACTGGTCAATCACAGTTATTAACGATGAAGACTTCTTTGTTCGTGCTGCATTAGAAGAATGGATGAATGCCATTAATTCTCATGTAGGTAACATAAGAACACCTGGTGCTGTTTCTGCAACTCAATACCAAGTAGATGCAACAGTTAATCAGTATAGCAAAGATGGTCAATCAATCCTTAAATCTTATAGTGTAATCGGTATGTTCCCAGTTGATTTGGCACCAATTGATTTAGATTGGGGCAACAATGATACTATTGAAGAATTTGGCGCAACATTTGCTTACCAATTCTGGGAATCAGACACTACGGATTCTGTGGCAACAGCCTTCTTATCTCAGTAAGGTTTATTTTAGTAAAGGGGCTTTGGCCCCTTTTTATGTGTTTTTGATTTGACAACTGGAAAAATATGGCAAATAAATTCTCTTTATTTGGCTTTACCATCTCTCGTGGTGAAGACCAACAAGAAACACAACAATCATTTAGCCCACCAGCAAATGATGATGGTGCGTTAACGATTACTTCTGCCGCTTATTATGGTACATACGTAGACTTAGACGGAACTGCAAAAAATGAGGTAGAACTAATATCTCGTTATCGTGAAATGGCGATGCAACCAGAAATTGAATCTGCCATTGACGATATTGTAAACGAAGCAATCTGTCAAGATGATGACGGTAAGATTCTAGAAATTATTTTGGATGACCTAGAACAACCAGACAAGATTAAAAAAGCAATCAAAGCCGAATTCAACACAGTAATGAAGATGTTGAATTACAAGAATATGGCTCAAGATATATTCCGCAGATATTACATTGACGGAAAATTATATTACCACATTATCATAGACCGTGAGCAACCAACTCAAGGTATCAAAGAATTACGTTACATTGATCCACGCAAACTACGTAAAATCCGTGAGGTCAAGAAACAAAAAGACGAACGTACTGGTGTTGAAGTTGTTAACACCGTAAACGAATATTACATTTTCAATGACAAAGTAACCACTGGTAGTTCCACAAACTATGGGCCAGTTGGTACTCGTATCACAACAGATTCTATTATTTCAGTTGTATCCGGCCTTATGGATTCACGTAGAGCGGTTGTTCTTAGTTATCTACATAAAGCAATTAAGCCTCTAAATCAACTACGCATGATTGAGGATGCAACGGTTATCTACCGTATTTCGAGAGCTCCTGAACGCCGCATTTTTTACATTGACGTTGGTAATTTGCCTAAACTAAAGGCCGAACAATACCTCCGTGATATCATGGTCAAGTATAAGAACAAGTTGGTATATGATGCCAACACTGGTGAAGTCCGTGATGACCGTAAGTTCTTGTCTATGATGGAAGACTTCTGGTTACCACGTAGAGAAGGTGGTAAAGGTACAGAGATTACTACATTACCAGGCGGACAGAACCTAGGTGAGTTGGAAGACGTTAAGTATTTTGAAAAGAAACTGTATAAGTCTTTGAACGTTCCAGTCTCCAGACTTGATCCAAACCAATCTGGTTTTTCTTTAGGTCGTGTTGGTGAGATTACAAGAGATGAGTTGAAGTTTGCCAAATTTGTTGGTCGCATGAGAGCTAAGTTCTCCGACTTGTTTGACCAAGCATTGCGTGTACAATGTGTTCTTAAAGGTATCTGTACAGATGCAGAATGGAATGAATTCAAAGAGCACATTCATTATAATTTTATTAAAGACAACAACTTTACTGAGCTAAAAGAAGCCGAGTTAATGACTAACAGACTTCAATTATTGGCATCAGTAGACCCTTATACAGGTCGTTATTTCTCACAAGCATGGATTCAACGTAACGTATTGCGTTTGAACGATGATGAAATTAAAGTCATGCAAGAAGAAATTGAAGACGAAAAAGAAGCAGGATTAGGATTGCCAGTTGGAGTTACAAATAATGTAGCACAACAACAAATGGTTTCTCAAATTGGCCAAGAAGATGCAGAGCATCAAAACCAATTAGATATGAGATTAGACCAGAGTAAAGAAAAGAATCCATCAAACCAATAAATATAACCACCAATTTTCAACCGGGAGATTAACATGTCCGATACAACAAGAAATTTAATTGATTATGCCGCACAAGATGATGCTGTTAATTTTAGAGCAGCATTGTATTCTGCTATTCATGACCGTGTTACTGCACATATTGAAGCTAAGAAGCAAGAGATTGCTCAAGGTTTGGTAACACAAGAAGAAAAAGACATGAAGCACAAAATGATGAAAAAAGAAGATGAAATGCATCACATGAAAAAAGAAGAAGAAAAACCAAAGCATGGTATGCATGAAGAAGTGGAAGAATTGGATGAAGAACAATTGGATGAGTTGTCTAAAGATTCTTTGAATTCTTATTTACACAAAGGCGTATCTAAATTCAAACAAAATGCAGCTACAATGAGTCCAGCGGAAAAACAAAAGAAAGTAGCCCACTTACAAAAAGCTCACAGCAAATTAAAAGCAAAAGGTGGAAAATTTGAAGAATTTGAATATGGTATGAATGAAGAAGAAGAAGAAGATGAAATGAAGCACAAGATGATGATGAAGAAAAAGATGAAGAAAGAAGCTTATTAATTAGTTATAAATACTTAATACTATTGAATTAAAGAACCATGGCAAATAAATTTACATATCAAATTTTAAGAGACACACAAACGGATTCTGTTATTAAAATTACAGGAGCGTTTGATGGCTCTGGCCAAGAATCCAATGGTTCTCGTATTGCGGCCAATACACTTGCTTTTGCTTTGGATGCAAATGGTGCTCAATTACATTCAGCACAAAGTTTAAGTAATACTGCATTATCTCTATATGATATTCAACTCACTGGTCTTAAATATTTTATTAATTTTCCAACATCAAATGTTGGTGGTGTTGAAATATTTTGGAATGGTGGTGGATCAACTAGTGCGGCACAGTATGCCAATTCTGCAACAATCTTTCATTTGAATTTGCAGGGTGAGTTTGGATTAGGCGAACAATTACCTTCTATTTTGAATAACTCAATTGGTGGAAATGGTGATATTGGAGTTATGACTACAGGTGCAACAGCTAATTCTGCATATACTATAATCTTAACATTGCGTAAAAACAATTCAATGTATGCTCGTGGCCAGTTCCAAGATCCAGCAGCATTCAACTACGGTGCATACAAACTTACACCGTAATATTAGGAACAAACATGGCAAATTTATATACTTATCAAGTCCTAAGAGACACAACAGAAAAAGCAGTTATCAAGTTAACTGCTAATTTTGATGGATCAGGTCAAGAGTCTAATGCATATCGTATTCAGGCTAATACTTTATATGGTGCATTGACTAGTAATAACAATGTTATTCCAAACGGAACACCATTATCATATTATGGTTTAGCAGTTACTAGAATTGGTTATAATATTGCATCACAACAAAAAGGTTATATTGAATTATCTTGGACTGCTGCAAATACAGCACAAAGTGTTCCAATCATGAATATGGATCTTTGCGGCCAATATTCAGAAGACCAAGGTATGGTTTCAATTAGAAATAATGCACCAAATGCAACAGGTGATATTGGTGTTACATCATTTGGTATGGTTGCAAACACAGCATATACTTTGTTTATTGAATTGCGTAAAGAAAATCAATACTATCAACGTGGTCAATTCAATGATCCAGCAGCATTCAACTATCCTCCTTATGGAGTAACGCCATGAAATTAATTAAAGAAATTTACGAAACGGTCAATTACCTAACAGAGGACAAAGACGGAAAGAAAGCTTTGTTCATTGAAGGTCCATTTTTGGTTGCTGAAAAGAAAAACAAAAACGGCCGTTTATACGAATACAATACGATGAAGAAAGAAGTTCAT